GTTCATCATGAAGCGACTGTGGAATTTGCGTTGACAGTTCTATGATCTGTGTTTTTGGCTTACATTTGGTGCACCACTCTTCCATGTTGTCATGGCTCATTCCCATTAGGGCGTATTGGCCGTAAATGGTCATGCGCTGCCAACACACATCGCAGTGGTAACATTGTTCGCAGGTCATTGTTTCACCTCCAAATTTCGTGCAGTCGACTGCAAAACTTGAATAACGGCGGCGGAGAGCTTGGCTCCGGTGGCCGGATCCTTGGCATTGATCTTGCCGATCAGCTCCTGTACCTTTGCGGCGGTTTGTTGCAGCTCGGTGAAGTACACCCGGCAGGCTGCCACATCCGTGTCGGCGCCAGCTGCCTTGGCTTGCCGAACAGCGGCGTCCAGTTTGGTGGCGCTGCTGTCCAACTGCCGTTCCAGGTCTGCCTTTTCCTGCTCCAGCTTTTCTACAGCGGCTTTGGCTTTCTTCTCGGCGTCTGCCTTTGCCGCTGCCAGCTTAGCTTTGTATTCCTTGGCGGCTTCCTTTACCGCTTCCTTTCGGATCGCCTCCGGGTCCGGCGCTGCGTCGGCCCGCTGCTGCAATTCTTCCAGCTTGGCGCTGTACTTGGCTTTTACTTCCTGCTCAATGGAAGAACGGAGCGCGTCCGTGTCCACCGGCTCCGGTGCTTCGCTTAATTCGCTCTGTGCCTGGCCAAGATCGAAGGTCAGCTGTTCCGTCTGCTTCTTGTAGCGTTCCACCTCAGCCTTTAACTCCCTGACCGTGGCGCTCTCCAGGTCCACATCGGCCGCGAACTCTTCCCGCTCATAACTGCTGATTTGAGAGATCAGCTCCAGCTTGGTGATCCCCAGGTCGGCGTGGTCGGCCATATATTTCTGACCCAGCTTTTCATAGGCTGAAATGTAGGAATAGGCTTGCCGCTGTTTAATGCCGCATGCCTGCTCGGCGTACTCCTCGAATGTGTCAAAGCCCAGCTCCGTGTATAGGCCCTCATCCCGCATAGTCTTAAGATCGTGGCACACATCTACCAGTGCTCTGGCCATTACCTGGCCGTTGGCCAGGATCCGGGCGTGGGTGTCGTAGGCTTTCTGTGTGGTGGGCGTTACTTCTTGCATTGTAGTGATTTGGTTATCCATAAGTCCTCCTTAACTGACTGCTTTCGTTTTTCTGTTCGACTTTAGGTAGGCAAGCCATGCTTGCATAAACTCCTGCACATCCGGCGGTGCAGGTCGGTTGTGATCGGCTCTGCACTGAACAACAGTGCCGTCCTTGAATTCTACGGTCACATAGGACTGATCCGGGGCCGACTGCTTTCGGACGAAAAGTATATCCGTCTTTCTGTCCAGGTACGGATTTGTATAGCAGGAGTACACGCAGTTGTGCTGGGCGCAGCCCTCTTTTAGCAGATCCTCCGGCCCCTCGGCCGGCCGAATGAACAGCCCGCTGCTGGCGTATGTATATTTTCGTTTCAGTTTTGGCAGATCCTTAGCTAACTTCTTTGCCCGTTCGGCTTGCTCTTTTGCTTTTTTTTCGTTGGCTCGGCGTGTCAATTCTTCGGAATACTGCCGGTGCAGATCTCGCAGGTTCTGCGGTACGGCTACCTCTTTACGGTTAACATCCAGGCCCAACCGCCTGCACTGATCCAGATAGTCGCTGTAATCTGAGAGCACATTTGTTGGCGTTCCATATCCCGCTGCCTGCCGGTTTACCCAGTTTATTGCTTTTTGCGGAGATAGGTTCTGCCGCAAAACATCAAGCGCCTTGTAGCATCTTTGCTGGCTCCATGTGTATTGGAAAGCAAGAAAAAAGAGAATATTTTTATCTGACATTTTACAGCCGTATTTTTTCAGCGCCGCTGTTGCTCTGAGTGTTGAACAGCAAATCTTGTATTTTGCTTTTATCATGCGGTACTCCTGTTTTGTCAGTCGCATTGCCTTGTAAGGCACCACTTGCTTGTAGTCCATACCGGTTGTGCAGTTCCACTCCACCTGTTCGGCTACCAAGTCGCTGTTGCCCTCTTTGATCAGGCGCTCTGTCAGCACCGGATGGCGGCTGTATTGATACAGT